TGGCCAAGAATAAAACCATCAGTCTAGACGACGACACAGCCCAAATAGCCGATAGAATGCCCAACTTTAGCCGGTTTGTACGTCAATGCCTGCTAAAACACGCCGCAGGAGCATCATCGGGTGTTCGAGGAAAGCACAGCGATCATGTCGCACCGGAAAGCGCACGGATTTGGGGAGAAACCAAGGACAAATGCAACCCGATGCACAGAAAAGGACGTTGCCCGATCTGCTGGGGGTCTCAATGATGGCCCAGCAACGTACATTTCTTTGTGAATGTGGCAAAGTCAACACACGCCCGCTTGCCCAACGTACTCCTCGATACACCGAAGAACGCCCAGAGCCTTCGTACCACGGCCTTCGATGGGACTTTGTGCCTGGCGACGTCGTTCATGTGGGTGTCACATGCAACGGAAGAACAAGTTCATGTCGCCGAGAGTACGTTTGGCTCAAGCCTCCAGCTGGGGATCCCTACGTTAACGTGCGGAAGGTGTCGTAATGTGCAAGGTTTGTCCTTGGTGCGAGACCATCGAAGGATGCGATGATGACGATTTCTTCGTCGAGAGTCGCACGTGCAAAGAATGTCTGGTCAAAATGGGGATGTTTCGATGACCATGAACGAAAAACAGGTAGAACTTGTTCAAACTGTGATGGACATGATCGCACACCAGGGCGACATGATGGAAGATGACACGTTTTACTCTCCACCAATGTGGATTCTGGACAATTGGTGGCACACGTTGAACGCCGTGCTTAAACTCAAAGATACGGAATCATCGTGACAGCAAGTCGAACAGTCTCGAAGCCACCGACCAAGCCGAGAGTGAGAAAGGAAACAAGGACGTTCAAGCGAACGAGCCCTTCGAGGTTGGACTCTTTGGCTTCACGTCGTTCCTCACGTTCCATCAACCAAGATGCAAAGCGTTGGGTCCGGGTAGATTTTTCAATTGGAGATTCGATTTCATCTGAGGTCATTTTGGCTACGCTCCTTGATTAGTTGAAGAATTGATTCATCATTGCTTAGAGTCATGAGTTCAAGTTCGATGAGATAATTGATAACGCCTGTGCCACCAGCTGATCCGGTTTGCCCCTGAATCCACAAATCTTGAATTACGATGTGGTCAGGATCCACCACGCTAAAAGGAGCATTCAATCCGGCCAATCCGTCAATGTTTGTCGATGACCATGCAATTTGTCGGTTATCCCCCCAATCCCACGTTGACGGGGTATCGTAATTCAAACCTAGAACTGCTGTGACGTCGTTGCCTGCAGACAGATTACCGTCACCGGCGATGGTAAACTTGGTTATTCTGTATCCATGGGTAAGTCGCCCATCATCGACAACGAGCTGGAAGATTTGACCTTCTGGTATCTGTCCTCGAAGTGTACGCTTCTTCATCGCTTCTTGCCCCCGGCTATCTTGTGTGCTTCTTTGACCGCACGTTTGAACCCGTTGGACTTCCACTTACCGTTCTTCAATTTGTATTTCGGAGCGATCCGTTTGAATGCGGCCTTGTATTTTCGGGCGTATGCTGATGCCTTCTTCTTTTTCGGGGCTTTGGCAGCTGCTACGGCTCCGGTGGTTGTCCCTTCGACGAAGCCTTGCACAAGGGATGGTGGCAGACCGGTCAACGTCGCCGTCGGGACTAGAAGACTGTCAGCAAGCACACGAAGACGTGCGGCAAGCATCAACTTCTCATCAGGAGTCATCTAGAAACCTCACTGTTGGGAAAGTGCAAGGGCCATGGCGGCACTGGAAGACAAGGTTTCAACGGTGCATTCGAGGACCACGCTGAACTGGCCACTGAAGAGGGCCATCGTTTGGTCACATGCGACGTAGATTTGTTCGACACCAACGAGGTACCCATTGGTCCAGTTTTGTGGACCTAGGTTGATGCGCTCGCTTAGCATTTGAGTTCCAGCCGTTCCTGGAGCGCCACCAGAGAAGAGGATTGCACCCGAGGAAATCACTGACTTGTCAGTGGCTTCAACCATGGCAGCTTGGTTTTGAGTTGTGAGTTGGAAATACGCACCGTGGTTTTGGTCGGCGGTGACGGCGGGAACGTCTAGGGGTGAATCCCAAACAACCTCGGCCCGATGGATCCTGAGTACGGATTTTCCAAGGGCGTCAACGTAAGCCCCCAAATCTATTGAGTTCTGTGCGTAGGTCGTACCGTTCCAGTCAACTTTTGCTCGAATAAAGAATGAATCACTCTTGGCCATGATTCGCCGAGGAACATCTAGTGTATAAATTACACCACCCATCCAGCACCTTAATCTTCTTCTAGGCTCTCGCACGGAAGAGATGAGGTGCCGATAGGCTAGTGCGTGTAATATGTATAAGTAAGTACATATACTGTCTAGTCTTGGGAGTGTTATGGCCAAGAATAAAACCATCAGTCTAGACGACGACACAGCCCAAATAGCCGATAGAATGCCCAA